GTACTGCTTCGCCATTACCCCACGTTCCGTCACCCCATCCATGAGAGGACGAATTCCATCCGCTAAATGCAACCTTGACATCCGCCACACGTTACATCCTATGCAATCCTGATGATTGCGTTACTAGCATCTGGTGCTGGAAACTGAACAGTAAAATCACCACTTGTGGACGTCTTATCCGCTCCAAAATCCAGTATTGCTACTGCTCTATTAGCTGACCCCGCTGTAGTAGAGGAGTTATAAATTAACGCTCCTCTTGCAGTAATAGTGCTACTAGACCATGTTGTATCCGCAAAATCAGTAAGGGCGGTAGTTCCTGATGTAGTGGGATCTACGTTAGTTAACGTATTACCGCCAGCCGTATAATTAGTGCCTGTAGCAGAAACCTCATTAGTGGTTGCGTAGGCTGTAGTTGAAGCGGACATCGTTGCACTGCTAGTATACAAAGCAATCTTAAACGTATTGCCCGTACCCGTTGTAGTAGTTGTTCCACCGCCAGAACCGTTGTGGAAATTATGAATTCCCTGAAGTAGCTCCGACTTAAAACTTGTCGCCATTGCTGTTGTGATCGCCATTACAGTCTCCTTAAAATATCAACAAGTTCTGGATGGCCTTGTTGAATAAATTCATTAGAAAGCGTTGTTCTATCGCTTTTAATCGCTTGTTTAATAATACCTAAAATTACATGATAAATGCGGTTTTTAAACGCTTCAGCTTGTTGTCTTACCACAGGATCTACCGAAGAAGACACACTGACGATCTGTTCTACAGCGCGTTCAGCTAATTCTTCCGGAGCCAACCCCCTGTTTACCGTTGTTTTAACGACAACATCTCCTATATTTGATTCTACAGCCATCTTAAACATAACTAAGCCATCCTTGGCACATCATGCCGGTATTCATCTTCGACGCCATAGCCATCGCCTACTCTATTTAAATTAACCAAAGCTTCTTTAAACCTTTGCTCATAAGCTGCCGATTCTTCTGGTATTTTTAAAAAGTTAGCCGCTTCAACCAAAGAACCATACAAAATAGCATCAGGCGCATTGGTTGAAAGCCACGTAGTGCCGCTAGAAGCTCCAGCGGTTAGCGACGCAGGACGATACTTATAGTGCAATTCAAACGTATAATTAGTTGATGGCGTAGGAGCCAACAAAAACGTTGTATCATCAAACAAAGCGTAATACTTAGGCACTCCTGTTGTTGCAGAAGCCGGAGTAAAAGATCTAATAAAAGACACGTGTTTTAATAAAAGATACTCATAAGTATTGCTTGATATAACTGCTAAACTGTACGGGGCAAGGAAGTCACTAGGACTAGACAGGTAAGTACTGTCTGCTGTTGCTGTTCCCGTAACGTTTTTACGAAATAACGGCATATTTACATTTTTTAATATCCGTTCTTCTGCTTCTTTAATAAATACCGCTAAGTTATTATCAAACGTTGTTTCTGTTGTTTCACAAAAATCTTGAATAGCAGTTTTAAGCGTTGCGTAAGTAAAGCTCATGTTGTACTCACCGTTACCGTTCCAACTTGTCCCACAGATCGAACCGGGACAAAAGGGTTGTTTTCTGGAGTAGGCACACCGACTGAAACAATCAAAGGCTCTGCTCGATCTGGTCTAGGGTTTAAAATAGCTTGCGGGTCGCCCACTTTGGGTAAGGGATTTAATTGAGGCTGCTTTGGCTCCCATTCATCCCAACCCACTAAAGATCCGTTCCATTCTTTCTTCATCCGGTCCCGTTTGTAACGAAAACCAGATCGATCAGAAATTCCATAAGCGTTTTTTGCAGAAGCAAATTTTCCCATGCTTATACCCTGTGATAATCAAAAGTAGGGGAAATAAAAGAAGAAGCGCGGTCACGATCTTCTTCAATCGCTCTTTGCATTTCTTCTTCGTATATTGTTTTTAAAATCTGAATCATGGCTGGATTACGCTTCATAGCAAGATAATAAGCCAATCCGGCAGTTAAACAGGGATAAAAGCGAAAAGGCACTTCCATTGTATCGGTATAGCCGTCAGCATCATCCATACGAACCAAGCGATCAAACTTTACTATGTCAGAACTGCTGTCTGAAACCGGCCATAGCTTTAACTCTGGGGTGATTTGACGGTCTAAAAAGAATTGACTAGGGCGACTGCTTTGCGTTTTATTTGGAATAGCTAAGTAATCACCACGGCTTATACGTGTAATTTGAAAATCTGTGCCATCCCTAGTAACTACTGCTGATAAAATATCAATAGTAGCTTGCACATTAGTTAAATCTACTGCTGAAGATAACGTAGTAGCGGCTCCACTAGTGCCCCCCGTCAAGGTTTCTCCATTAGTAAACGTACCAGAAGGCAACGTAATAGCAAAAGATGTGCCCGAGGGTTTGCTTGTAATACTAGCTGTAGCGCCGCTAGTGCCGCCGGTAATGGTTTCTGCTACAGAAAAACTTCCAGAAGCCCCTACCGTCATAGTAAGCGTTCCTCCGGGATAATTTCCAATACCGTCAGCTAAAGTAATAGAGGTTTGTTCTATAGTCCATTGATTAAGACCCCTATTAGCCCAGTCAGCCAAAAGAATATTTAAAGAACGACGAGCTGTTTTAAGGTCATAACCTGTTCTAAGTTCTAACCCACACCGCTCAAACGCTTCTTCTATGTATTCAGCGACATCTAATTCAAAATTTACTGATCCAGAAAGTGCCATTATTTTTTCTTCCTGCGACGTCGCGGTTTGCGAACAGGTTTTTCAGGAGAGTAAAGGTTATCAAAAACTTTATTAACGTCCAACGTGTAATCTAGTTCACTTTTAGAGTAATGAATATGCTGAGAAGGTTTAAAGTCAGGAGCACCTTCGCCAGTAGAAAACCACGCAGGATGTGTTACCCGCACCCTATTATTTGGCAATGCTACAATATTTCCAGTCCATTTACCTGCATCTAACAACTCTAGTACATGCGATTGTTTGTGTTGCGCCGGGTCGTCGGCTATTTCGTTTTCCGCATAATCCACGGTAAAATAGTATTTCGCAGGGTAAAACTCGCCATCTATTTTAGCAAGCCAAGGACAAGGAGTAGCTCGATCTAAAACATAAACGGAGTGATTATGAGACGAACAATCCCAAGGCTGTGCTGCCCAAACAGGCATGGGCTCGGGCCAACCCTCATAATCGGAGTCCGCTATTAAACCGGTGATTGGCATTCTAGCCCACATTGCGCCGCCGTGTACGTTTTCATCGTCTGTATCGACCTCTGCCCCTGTAAATATAATTTGAAAAGACAAACAACGAGTGGGCATCGTTGTAACAGCCACTGCCATCGCATGAATAAATTCGCCATGATACTTTTCATGGTTGTGGGTGTATTCTTTCCGTACCCAACATTTAAAATACGGGATGTTTGACTGCAGGTACGCCATTTACTGTTATGGCGTAAGTTTTTTAACAGTCCCACCCTTATTCATCATGCGCTTTTTCTTTGTGCCACCTTTATTCATCATTTGGTTTTTCTTAACCGCGCCGCCCTTATTCATCATGCGCTTTTTCTTTGTGCCGTTTTTGTTTTTTTGTTTTTTGACGGCTGCGTTACCTATGTTTACTTTTGAACCCGGCATAAATACCTCACATGTGTTTAGTAACTTTGCGACGATTGTCTAAAACAGCGCCACATCCTTTAGCTATTTCCTGACGAACTTCTCCGCCACGAAACATATTCTTCACAGTTGCTTTTTTTGTATTTTTAACAACTGTTTTACTTGATTTCTTTTTTTTATTTGCTGTTGCAGCTCGTTCAGCTTTACTTAAAGACCGCGCTTTAGCTAAAGGCAAACAACGATCTGGGTTTTTTTTGTCCGGTGACGTACCGCATTCGCCAACAATGTTGCCTTCCCCGTCAATACGAACCCATTTTTGATCGCGCCACTTTTTTAATTCCCCCACTAGGATTTTTTCCTTTTAGATTTTTTAGCGTAATTTGGGTCTTTGCAATACTTAGAAGCCGCCATGTTGGCATAAGCCGAAGGATATGTGTCAAACGTTCGTTTTGCCCACGCTTTTCCTGCCGCACAAATTTTGCTTCCTTTGCTTTTTTTTGAAACACCCCCGCCTTTTCGGTAATAAGTAAGTCCTTTTGGTATAGACGCTCTATTCATTTACCACGCCTCGCAAGACCAATAACGAGCCGAAAACTTATCTTTTGCGGTATCACACTTGTGTCGAGCCCTAAAGCTTTTTCTGCGTTTAGGTTGATCTTTTTTAATAGTCATATCAGGATCACCAAAACGAACCATTTTTATTTGGTCCCCTTTTTTGGCTAAAACCACCGATTTTTTAGAACCCCCTTGAGTTCTTTTCGGTTGATTATAGCCAGAAAAAGTTTCTCCTCGATACTCTATTCGGCCAGACGGTAGTCTTTTTGCGTTCTTTACCGTTGCCATGTCGTTTTACGCATGGAAAGAAGTCAAGGTAAGAAACGTGCTAACGTTGTATTGAATGTAAACCCCACTGCCAAACAAAACACCCTCTTCTGGAATAACCACATCTCTAGTCGCAGTTGCAGACCCCACAGAACTTATTTTCATTAAACTCGTTCCCGAAGGACTAGACGTGCGAAAATCAACGTTACCGGCTGTTGCTGTGCTCGTTAAAAAAACACCTTTAAGCCGTGCTCGTCCTGCAAAAATAACAGCAGACGATACCCCACTAATTCCAGCTTGGACGTTACCTGCGGGATCTCCCACAGCGGTGATGCTTGCAATCGTCAAGAAAAAATTACTGCTAGTAGCCGCGTCTGCGTTTGCCCCAGTCACAGTTTCTGTTTGAGAATCTCCATCTACATCCGTCCCAACAACAGTAAACGATATTCCACTGTCGTCTGCAGCCGAAGTAATGGTGACTGTTCTGGCATGAGATAACGTTACCGAACCGCTGTCCGCTAAAGCCCCTCCAATCGTTAGTGCAGCGTTGTTTCCAACCGCTGCATCTGCCGAAATACCATTAGGATCTGCCGCTAGGGTGTCAGCCGTAATAGTAACCGAAGTTACATCTGAACCTGCCATAAACTACTCCTTACGAGGCTACGTCGTATCCAGTAATTTCAATTAAGAAACGACCTGCTGTGTATGCCGCATGGCCTGTACCTTGGCCCACTAAATACAAGTATTGGTCTGCTGCAATGTCTCCACCAGCAACCACGGTTCCTGCAGAAGCAGCACCTGCATTAATAATTTGAGTTTCGGTTAAGTCACCAATGGCTGTGTCGTTAACGCCTGTGCCTTCCGTAGCAGAATACAGATCTATGTCCGTGCCGCCACCAGCAGGAGTTTCTACGCAAGTCATGGTCACACCGAATACAACGCCTTGGTTAGCCGTAGTGACCTGTGCAATAAATGCAACACCATCACCGTCTTTACCAATAATATCGCCAGCAGTGCCGCCATCACGTAAATCGGTAAGATCAATCATAATGGTTGATTTAACAATGTTAACGTTGGTATCAACATCACTCTTTAGGCGGTTAACCTGAGTGACATATACCGCTGCAGTTCCTTCAATACCGGCACTTCCGGTAGCTTCGACTGCAAATTTATCACCACTAGTAACAGTAACTGTTCCAGTCGTGGCGTTTTTAGAAATTTGTTGAAACCCATTTTCCGAACGGACTGGGCCTGAAAAAGTAGTAGTAGCCATGTATGTCTCCTGTCGTGGCTAGAGTCAGTCTCCCCATGAGACTGTCAGGATCTGTGAAGAATACCTTTTACACAGGCAAAAAGAAAGGGCGACGTGCGCCCTTTCTATAGCAAATTGAATTTGCTTTACGCTCCGGGAGTACCGAACACTCCACGCCAATCAGACACACCGAAAGAATATCTTTCGCGGGCCTTGAAACGCATGTTTCCGGTATCAAAGTCCCCTTCCATCGCAGTGCGTATGGGGGTTCTTTGAAACATTTTAAAGCCGTTAGGAGCATCCGTCTTGATGAAGAAGGCATCAGTATCCGTGAGGAAGTGATTAACCACTGCACCGTCAGGTAGCATTCCCATAGACTTTACTGCGTTAATGTCATTATCCGCAGTTCCGGGACGTAGGTTAGAGTTTAAAACTCGCTCGGCAATAAACTGAAGTTCTTTAGGAATAAGTAGTTTCATTCCACGAACCGCAATTTTTAAACCACGCTCGTCTGTAAACCCAGCAACATCGATAAGCATTTGCTCTAAAGACGTCTCGTTCAAATCCGCCGCAGTAGACAGCAGGTTACGCTGATTACCGGACAAAGATGGGTGAGCTGAAGAGCATAATGCAACGCCATCACCAATAGCTGAAGCACCCGCCGTAAAGGCGTTGTTCAGAATGGTAGCAGCTTTGATTTGCTTAGTTTGTGACATGGATCTAGCCAAAGCACGGGTATAACGTGCGGCCAGCCGGTCGTACAAATTATCTTCTATGGCTTCCTCAGTAATCGAAAACGCCAAAGCTATGGTTTCATGTGTATAACGAGCAGTATAAGTTTCCTGCGCGTCATCAAATGAAATACCACTACCTTCTGATTTAACAGGGGCAGTTCCAAAGCCTGACAGCATTACCTCTTCTTCAAAGGCTCGATCTGAAGATTCCTCTTCAAAGATTTCTCCGCTTTCGTTGTCATAACGATCATATTCCAGCCCGAACAAAGCATTAAGGCCCGGTTCAAGCTCTTTCGCCAGTTGGGCGCGAGTAATAGGCATGAATCTTCTCCTTTACCTTAAATGCCAGTCGTCGTGGCTGTTGTTTGAGAATCGAATCGTGCGTTCGGAGAATTGTAGTGTGCGTTTATTCTTACAATTAGAGGAATACCCGCCGCAGCAAAATCACTGTTAGCATCGTCATCAACAATGCCCATGATTTTAAACGGGAGAGTAGCCGTGGTTGCAATAGTAGACACACCCAATGCCGAATTAGAACGACCGGTGTCAGTTGAGCCCGTTCGAGCAGAAGTTCCTAAGCTTGCGTTAGCAAAAACAGCAGCAAGTGCTGTAGCGCGATTAGTTAAAGTCGCATCGCTTGCAACTTGGAACGTTTGCATCGGATTATCAGCAACGAGAGCTTTGACAGGATGATTCGTGTCAACACTTGCGCTGTTTGATCCGGGCCAATAGTTTTTAAATACGGTCTTCTTACTGGAAGAATCTACATATTCTACGCCTACCAAAACACCAAGAGCAGCAGTTGTACCGCCCGCAGTGTCACCAGCTTGATCAATCACGCCAGCGGCGAGAGGGATTACTAAGCTGTATTGGTAAATAGCATTAGTGTTATCCGAAGCAATTTCATACTTCGTAACACCCGTAGAGTTTGCAGCACTTCCTGTTAGTCCGATAGGACGTAGACCGTAAGCAGTTTCTTGATTTGCCATAAAGTTACCTTACCTTACTTACGTGGACCACCAAAAGTTACACGTGATTGACGATCTGGCTTGTCAATCACCATTGTCGAGTGCGCGTTTTCTCGCATCATATCCGAATCAAGAGATTCCAGTTGGTCAGCGTGACGGTTATTAAAATATTCCGTTCGTTCTGCCACTGTTTCTAGCGGTATTCTTGCAAGAAGCAGCCCGCCTACTCCAAATACACCCTCGTATCTACCCGAATCCATTACTGGAGCTTCAAAATCAGGGTATTCATCTTTTCGGACTAACTCGTAGCCTTCTCGAAGCCGTCCAGAAATATTGGTTCTGTCATCAAAACCACGTACTTCCGCACGAATCCAACGATGTTTAAACCCTTCCGGTGCGTCGGGGGCATCTAATTTAGACGGTGGTTGCCACGGCTTACGCCTTTCCGTAGCGGACCTATTTGATTTTGCGCGAGAAGTTTTTTTAATCGCCGCCATTTCTTCATTTGAAACATCTGACATATCTTACTCCTTCACGTATCTAGCGTATTCTTCAAGTGGCACTCCCAATCGTTTGGCAATAGTAACTTGGCTCGGGGAGAGTCGAACCTTTCTGCCGCGCCCAGATGAGCTAGAACGGGAGACACTGGCGACTGTCTGGGCGTTACGTCGCGGTGCTGTAGTTGTTGATTCCTCTTCATTAAATTTATGAGGAAACTCCTCTCGCATTCTTGAATCTAGTTCATCATAATAGTCGTTGCTCTTTGGGTCAAACCCTTCTTCTTCCACCATTTTCTTATGCAAACCAAAGGCTGCAAAGGTCATAGTGTAATCATCCCCAAACCACGCATTATTTTCTGCCCAAGCTTCTGCTTTAGGGTCCGGCTCTTGTGGAGCTGCTTGAGGAGGTTGTTGCGGAGAGGGTTGAGCAAACTGAGGAGCTGGCGCTGGAGCTTCCACCGTAGCCTGCTGCCTTTCTCGTTGAGCTTTAGCTTGTTGATGTCTATCTGCCGCTACGGCTAATTGCGATATCTTCGTTTGTGCTGCCACAGAAGCGTCTGAATCGCCCAGTTCCATAGCTCTTTTAAGTTCATTTTGAGCTTGCTGTTGTTCTACCATAACTCGGTTGCCGTATTCATCGATATAGTTTTTATCGAGATTATTCATACGACTTTTTAAGTTTTCACTTTCTTGGTGAATTGCTTGAGCATAACGAAAAGCTTCTTCGCGCTCTCTTTCCGCTTCTTTAGCTCTTTTAGTGAGTTGGTTTATGCGTTTTTGAACTTTTTTGCTTTGTTGAGAAACCTCGTCATCGTCTTCAGCGGCTGTTTCTACAGCAACTTGAGGAATTTCAGTCTTTTCTTCAGCTCCTGATTCCTCCTCTAGTACAACTTCTTGCGGTTCTTCATCAAAATCTAAATTTACTTGACCGTCGTCGGCCTCATGTGCGGTTTTTGCCATAGATCTTGTCCTTAGTTGTGGTAAATATCGTTTGGATCTTTAATAACAGCTAACACTTCGTCATCGTTTAAAATCCGAACCTCACTACCAAAAGAAGCTTTAGTCTCTTCGTTTAAACGAAAGCGAGAACCGGCATAACGAGCAAAGATAATCCAATCTTTTTCAGCACACCAAGGGGTTCCCGGAAACTTCTCGTTATCTTTATAAGCAAGAGGTCCAAGTCTTAAAACGTAACCTACGTTAGTTTGTATTGCCGAATCATCCACAGCTTTATCGGGAAGATAAATTCCACCAGTTGTTTTATTTGGTGGCCTAAAAGGTAAAATTAACAGACGCCAACCAGTAGGTTGAGGAAGTCTGTCTATTGCAGATGAATCAATAAGGGAAGGGTCTAACACGCGGTCTTCGGGAGCAACATAGCAGTCTTCCAAAATACCGGATTTTTCTTCTGAAGCTTCAGCCATCTATTAATTCCTGATTTTCTAGCATTCTTGAGATTTCTCCCAGAACATATTCTAAGGCGCGTAGCTCACCCATGCACTCCCGGTATTGCTCCATATTTTTTACAGAGCCTCCGATTAAAACGTCATTTATTTGCGATTGTCGCTCACGAATGACTTTTTGCGTGTATTGAACTACATCGATTTCACTCATACGGGCAGATCTTACATCATCGAATAAAATCTTACCACATCTTATATCTAATTAAGGATATTCTCCGGTTCTAATCATTTCTGTAACTTCTGGAGCGCGACCTTTTACTTGTTCCGCCCACTTACTGTCCATAAATTCATCGGCAGCTCGGTCAAAATCTTCTGTAGACATAGCATCTAAAGCTTTTTTAAAGCCCCTTAATCTGGTCTGACCAAGATTAAACGAAATATCTATCATAGCTTCTTGTCGGGCGTCATTAAGCCCGCCAAACCAATAATATTCATCCTTCAGCTCCTCTCTGACTCGTTTAATATCGTTATCTAACAGGTAATCTACTTCATCCTCAGAAAGACCTAAGCCAGAGTCTGCGATATTGCGGCCCACGCCTATTGTTTCATACCCTTCACTGCACAGATAAACGAAGTTTCGTACTCCTTCATGCCTTCTTAACATTTCTCTTAATTGTTCACTCATTAGACTCAGGCTCCTCTTTGTCTAGTTCGCGGTAGTATTTTAAAATACTAATCACTTGTCTTAAATACCTTTTTACTTCTGCCATGTTGGTAGAAAGATTCTCATAGCCTTTGGTTGTTAGTGCATACCATGCGTTAGTAGGCGCTTTCCCTTCGTTTAGGTCGTCCAAATACTCTTGCATGAGTTCCGGGTTCAACACAGTCCACTCAACCTGCATAGCGTCAATGCTATTAGGCAGGGGAGGGTGATAGGTTGGTGCTTTTTTGACCACTGTAACTACTTCTACAGGCACAACTTCAGGTATATCCCGACTTGAGCCAAGAATAGAGCAACCGCTAACCAGCAGTAGGATTAGGAATATCAGTATTTTCATCGAACTGCGTTTCATCGGTAATATTTTTAAGGTCATTGAGTACGGACTTTGTACCGCGATTGATAATATTCTCTATTAACTTTGGCTTCCTGATGGACAATACATCCATAGAATGCCGAGAGAACTTTTTTCTAATATCGGTTACCTCGTTTTGAGCCATCATGTTCTCTTTGGTTAGCTTTTCAACCTGTGCCACCATAAGTTCTTGGTTCTCAACGGTTTGCTTTAAGTTTTCGTTTTGTTGCTCAATTGTGCCTTCAAGCGTTTTTTGGTTCTGAATTGACTGCTCTAACTGCAAGTGAAACGTTTCAATCTCTGCTTGAGTTTTGTCGTAATACATTTTAAAAGAACCGGCTAAAAGCACTAAAGCAATCCCCAATCCTGCACTTAGTTTTAACCCCATGCGCTATACCAGAAAGTTAATAGTGTTTTCTTTTCTAGCTTGTTCCATTTGAACCTTATTGTTTTTAGCAATATACAGCGTCGTGTTAAGTTGTTCTACTCTCTGTCTTTGCTCTTCAACTTGCAGATTTTCTACTAGTTTCTGGTACTTTTGTTCAGCCACCTGTCTCCAAGCCACTTGGTTTGTGGGTGTTGATGCTCCTACATCCATATTTAAAGCCCCTTTCCAAAAAGTTTTATGATTAAGGTAACAGTCACCACTGCAATAGTTACCGCTAAAATAATTAAAATCCCATACTGGCTAATATCTTTAAGCATCTGCCGTCTTCTTTTTTGCTTTTCGATTGCTTCTTTAACGCTCTGCCTATGCCGTTGTTTCTGAGCCTCTAACTCCTCAAAATAGACATCAATGACGCGAGCCGCCTCCGAGTTCATGCTGGAAAGTAATTTTAAATTATCATGGTATCTCTCAAGGCGGGCTTTTTGCCCAGCCAGCCGCATAGCCGCTTCACCATCTAAAGGCGCTGTAAGAGAGTTGCGTCTTTCAATTTCGTACTTATCAATGCCAGAGGAAATTGCTCCAAGCTGACCAAGAAGCGTTTGTACGTTTTTTGTCCCATTTTCAACTTGCTCGAAAAGACCTGATATAGCCGAAACAGCCGACGTTATGGCTACAATAGATTCAAATATCATGGGAAAACCTTACGGTTTTCGAGACATATAGGCCGTAGCGCCGAAATAAAGACCTATAATAGAAGCCTGACTAAGGAACAGCATATCGCTTAGAGAAGACAAAGTTGCGAGGCGTTCT